ACGGTTAACCGCCCAAACAGCATGGGACACTAAACGCAGGCTAAGTACATGGAATAAACGCGACGCCTCTAAACAACCGCAAACCGCGCCAACGCTTACGCGGGCTTCGAGGGGCGTTAAAATGGAATAAAAAAAAGTAAATTATTTTTGTTAAGGTATTGCGTATTCAAAATAAGTTTATACATTTGCAGAGTTAAACATTTAAACACTTTAAACTTTTACACTATGGCAACTTTAACAAACACAATCAAACGCGCTAACAAAGCAACAAATTCACAGCCTCAAAAAAGCGGTCAATTTTACACCTACAATTATAAGGGCTATGAACTTTCTTTTGCGCAAAACGGAAGCTCAGACGAAGCAACTTGTTTTTACACCAAAAGAGCGAACCTTAAAGACGATATAACTACCGATTATTTTGCCGGTACTTTTCATGATAACGTTTCGCAGGCGATTAAATTTATCGACTATATGACACGCAACTAACATTAATACGGGCGGCTAACAACCGCCCAAATTTTTACCGCATGAAACCGCTCCCTAAAATAGAACAAGCCTTAATTTATATTTCGCTTTTAAACGACGATACGTGGCGCGAAATTATACCGCAGCTATCCGAACACCACTTTAAGGACGAACTAGCGTTAAAATGCTTTAAAACGATTAAAAACATAATAGCAGATAACAAGCAGCCCACGCTAATAACATTAGCGCAATTCGGGCGCGTCGAGAAAACATTTACAGGCTCAGACCTTTCAGCCATTACCAGCTGGGGCGACGAATTTTATTTTAACCAGCCCGTTAATGATTATATCGCTATCCTAAAGGACGAACATATTAAGCGACAAATTAACTCGGTAATGGTCGAAGCCTCGCTAGAGTTTAGCGGCTTACGCGGCGGCGCTCAAACCGCAGCCGAAATAATTAAACGCCTTAACACGTTACTCGAGGACGGAGCTTCAAACGATAACATGCTAGACACCCTAACCCTAGCAGCTGAAGAACGGCAGGCGTATTACCGCCGCGCCGAGCTACACCAAAGCGGAAAAACAAGCGGGTTAAATACAGGCTTAAGCGCGTTAAATAGGTTTACGGGCGGCTTTCACCCCGAGCTAATAATACTAGCGGGTCGCCCGTCGATGGGTAAAACAGCGCTCGCATTATACCACGCCTGCAATTTCAACGAGCCGGGTATATACTTTAACCTCGAAATGAATAAGAGCCAGCTATGCCAGCGGCTAATATTGCAACACTCAAACGAAAGGATAAATAGCGCACGGCTACGCGACGGCAATTTATCGCAGCCCGAACTGCACGCTTTCGAAACTACGATAGGCACGGTAGAAAATTTACCGTTTCTTATTTACGATAAGCCGCGTTGCGGCGTACATGAGGCAATACGTGTTATGCGCCGCGAAGCCCGCAAGGGTAATTGTAAGTGGGTTATAATCGACTATTTACAGCTAATGACGATAGAGGGCTTTAGAGGCGGCAACCGCGAAGCTGAGGTAGCCGAAATAAGCCGCACGTTAAAAGCCGCGCAAAAGGAATTAAACATACCAATTATAGCCCTTGCGCAGCTATCACGTCAAGTTGAACAACGTGCGGATAAGCGCCCGATACTTTCGGACTTGCGCGAAAGCGGCTCAATAGAACAGGACGCCGACACGGTTATATTTATTTACCGACCCGAATACTACGCTTTAAACGACGAACTCGGTAAGCCGTATAGCTCCGATGTGTTTTACCTATTCGAGAAACATAGGCAAGGTTCGACGGGCGAGGTACGTTTTAAACATAATAGCACTATAACGAGCTTTAGCGATATAGCGACCAGCGGCGGTAGTAGCTTTGCGCCTATGCCTATAAATACTACCTTTGATGAAGAACTAACCCCCTTTTAAAATGGAAGTAAAAACGTTTATAATGATGGCATTTATAATAATCGTTACAGCCCTAACATGGGCTTATATAATTGATAAGCACCATAACGACAAAGGCGGCGCATAACGGAAATGATAAACATAGTAAAAGGATATGAAAAACGAAATTATCAAAATTGCAGATGACCTCCGAAACGGAGCAATAAACACCGAAAACGCACGAACCCTTTTATTGGGTTTATTTAGTGTTAGTGGCTGCTTATTGGTCGATGCTAAAAAAGGAGATTATTTGAAATGTACAAAAGTATATTCGCAATCAAAAAAATACACAGTTGGAAAAACTTACCAAATAATAAATATTGAAATGATTGATATGAATTTGTTTAAAAAAGAACCACACATCGTAATAAGAGATGACAATAACAAATTAACACGAATAAATCAAATAAGTGGAATAAGTTTCACTGAGTTTGATGTTTTAAGTTGCCACTAACGTTTTGCGGCTTGGCGTATGTGCCGCTTAGTAGAAACTTAATTTTAACCACGCCTGTTTATAGCGGCATTACGCCAAACCGCTGTTAGCAGCCGTTTATTGTCAGATTATGAAACCGAAAGATATTTTACACGAAGAACAAAAGAAATTTTTTGCCGAAAGAGAAGCGTACAAAGAAAAGCATTCAATACGAGATGAAGAAGGTAATATTATTGAAGAAGCTATCATGCCACACAAAGGGTTTAATTTCTCGATGTCATACGATGCTTTGGAAAGAGCAATGGAAAGATATGCAGAGCAAAAAATTTCTGAATGGCGGTCTTTAAATGGCTGCTAACGTTTTGCGTATATGAAACGTTGCGGATAAATAGCACAAAAGATTGATAATAATAAAACCTTAATAAAATGGCACACAGTAACGAAAAAATACAACCCAGCAATGTTTTATATACGCTGTTAGCACCCGTTGTTTTTTCTAATGTACGTTCTACGACTGAAAGAACAAGTAATAGAAAGCGACAATGCTACGGAACAGGTAAAACGATTGAAAAAGGTGAAAAGTACATTAACCACCAATTTAGATATGATGGTAGAATTTTGACTATTAGCTTCAATGTGGAGTATTTCTACAATGGGTGCTAACTACCTAACAGCCGCTAATTAATTGCGCATAACATGACAACCGAGCAACGTATAATTGAATACATGACAAAATACGAGCCGCAGCCCGTAGCGATTAAAGACGGCGAAAAAACGTATTTTAACGCCCTTAGAACGCATCAAAGCTATTCTATATACCTAACTAGCGCCAAAAGGAATACAAGCATTTATAGAGCCTATTTACGCCTTTGCTTCGATTGGCTTAAAACGCTCAAAAAAAACGGCGTTGAATTGTGTTACATAATCAAAAATTAACTATATTTGCAGCGATGCAACCGAAAAAAAAGGATAACCGAGGCGGCGCACGCAAGGGCGCAGGGGCTAAACCGCTCTACAACGAGCCTACGGTTAACATAACCTTTCGCGTTCCTGTTTCGCACCGCGCTACGATACGGCGCATGGTTTACGACTACATGGACGGCGTTAAGGTAGCGCGAGTAAAACACGACCCTGAGTATGGATGCTAAACTATTAACGATACCCTGCGCAATAGAAGCCGTTTCCACGCGCCGCGATAAAACTATTAAAATAACCATAGGCACGCAGGAGCTAACACCCGAACAAACTACCGCCTTATTTAGCCAATGGGTGGGCGGCGTTGGCGTTATGGCGTTTAAGGGCGAACAATTCAATTATAACGACGAAGCGCTAATAAACAACTTAAAGATAGACGCCGCCGAGCTGGGAAGCAAAACACCGAGCCAGCGCCTGCGCTCAGTTCTTTACGTTTTATTTACTCATGCGCCCGAGGGACACAAGGATTTTACAACGTTCTATGAAGCGACGATAGAGCGGTTTATAGATATGGCAAAGAAACGCATAGACACCTATTCGCTATGATTATAAACGAGCAAATAAAAGCAACGCATAAGCGCACCCGCACGGGCTTTATGTTAAACGTTAGAGCCGAACACGTAGGCGCTCAACCTATCTACGTGGGCTACGTTCACGACGCGGGCAGCCACTTCGAATACCCAATAGCGCTTTGGAACGAAGACCTAAAGAAATACGATAACCCCGAACTAAAAAAGCTCCTACCCGAAAACGTGCGCTATTGCCTAGGCGCTATTGAAACCAACGAAGACCGTCAAGGCAACGAGGTTAAGCTAGTACGCGTATTCATAACGGGCAAAACAAAGGGCTTAACCGAGCTTGCAATATACCCGGAAGACCTTAAAACACTAAAGCGCGACGGGCAACACTATTGCGCCGCTATAAACGAATTACAGTTTATTGATTAACTTTGTAAGTATGCCACTATTCCAAGGCGATAGCCAAACCGTTATAAGCATGAATATTCGTAAGCTAATCGACGAGGGTTACACCCCGCAACAAGCCGCCGCAATAGCATACGCCGAAGCTGAAAAGTATAAACAAAAGCGAGTTAAGCGATGAAAAAGAAGTTAGGACGCCCTACCGACTATAAACCCGAATACGACGAACGAGCCTTTAACCTTGCGCTATTAGGACTTAACGATGTGCAAATGTCGGCTGCGTTTGATACAAGCGAAAAAACATTTAATGAGTGGAAAAAACAACATCCTAGTTTTCTTCAGTCGTTAACGCGCGGCAAAGAAGACGCCGACGCTAAAGTAGCGCGTTCGATGTATGAGCGTGCGTTAGGCGTTACGATTGTAGAAGAAGCGGTAACTAAAGACGGCGATATTGTAAAGCTACGTAAACAGCTACCGTCGGACACCGCAGCGGCTAAACATTGGTTAGCGAATAGGCAACGTGGGCGCTGGAGTAATAACGGCGAAAGTACGATAACCACTACCGAGCCGTTAGTTATTATTCGCACCGAACCGAGCAAGCCGAATGAATGAGCTACCGATTAACCGAACGGCAAACGATAGCCTACGATTTAGCATTAAGCGGCGATAAGCGCGTAATAGTATTCGGAGGGGCAATTCGCGGCGGTAAAACGTATTGGCTACTATTAACGCTAACGCACCTTTGCCTACAATACCCGCGTAGCCGCTGGGCGATTATTCGAAAGAGTTTACCCGACTTAAAGCGCACCACGTTCCCGAGCTTCACGGCTATAATGGTAGACGGCGTTTCGAATTATGTTAAGAGCTGGAATAGGGACACGCAAGTAGTAACGTTTATTAACGGTAGCGAATTAATCTTTATGGCAGAAAGCTACGACGAAGACAAAGACCTAAACCGATTCAGGGGCTTAGAAATAAACGGCGCGGGCTTAGATGAAGTAAACGAGCTGCAAGAGCCAACATTTTACAAGGTTCAGGAGCGTATAGGAAGTTGGAATAAAGCGCAAGGTAAGCCGCCTATACTTTGCCTCGCTACCTGCAACCCCGCGCAAAATTGGGTTAAGACGGTTATTTATAAGCGCTACGTTGAAAACACGCTACCCGAACGCTGGGCGTTTATACCTAGCAAAATAACCGATAACCCCCACATACCCGCCGAATACTTAGAAGCGCTAAAGGAGTTACCGCCTATTCAATACGCCCGTTTCGTCGAGGGCGACTGGGACGTAATGGACGAAGTATTAAACCCGTTCCTATACGAATGGGTCGATGAAAAGCATATAGACGATAACGCAACGCTAAACCCTAATATACCCGTTTATGTTAGCGTGGACTTTAATATTAACCCGTTATGCGCTTTGGTTATACAGCGCACTACGGGCGGCGCTAACGTAGTGGACGAAATACGAATAGACAAAGGTAGCATCGAGGCGTTTTGCGACGCTGTAAGGGCTTTAAACGTACCGATAGGCTTAATACGTATAACGGGCGACGCAATGGGACGCGGTGGCACTGTTCAGCAGCGCGATAACTCGAGCGCCTATACTATGATACGGCGTTTATTACACATGAACGACAGCCAATTTATAATACCCGCGAACCCTAAGCACGAGAATAGCCGCGTGGATTGTAATTCAGCATTACGGCGGTTAAGCGTTAAGGTAAATAGTAAACGTTGCAAGGGGTTCGTGTTCGACGCGAAGCAGGTACAATGCGACGCCAACGGCTCAATTATTAAATTGAATAGGCGAAAGTTAACCGAGCGTGCGGATTTTTTAGATTGTTTTCGTTACTTTGTGAACGCAATATTAAAACCGTACCTATGAGCGTATGCACCCCTTGTTTCGATGCAGGCATTATAATAGACGCCTGTTTAACCTCGTTAGCGTTCGGGTACGTTACACCCGACACGGGCTACATAGTGGACGTTAAGCATAACGCTACGGGCAAAATACAAACGTTTGAAGCTATAAGCGACGAAACGGGTTTAATATCAATAAGCGGCTTAAAGGTTGACCCGTTGCAGGGCTATACTATAAGCCTGCGCGATTGTACGAATTTCATTATTTGCGAAACCGAATACACTTGTATTAGCTTCGCGGTTGCGAATACTAACTACGAACCCGAGGGAGTTACTAACCTTTTAGATTGTACCGAATGTTAACACGTATCAAACACATTTTTTTAGGGTGGTGGCTTATGCTTAAAGACGATAAGGCAACGCGCGATATGTCGCAAGTGCGGCGCATGGTTTGCGAGGTTTGCCCGCGCCGTAATAAGTTTTTAGACCAATGTAATGAGTGCGGTTGTTTCTTACCCGCAAAGACCCGCGTTAAGGATGCTGAGTGCCCCTTACAGCTTTGGTAAAAGACCGATGTTTATTAAGCTCAAAGCGATGTTAGTTGAAAGCCTAGATACTGAGGACGAAAAACTAGCGGAAGCGACGCGGCGCGAAATAGGATATACCGACCTATTGATAAACATAAACCACATTAATTACGCTTTTCGCTCTACCCCTAAAGAAACGGTATTATACCTAAACGACGACACCACAATAGTAACCTATGAAACGATTGCGCAAATACACGAAAAGATTAACCGCGCCTTTGCGCTCCCTCTTTTATCGTAAACCAAAAACAACCTACAACCTAGTCGAAGTATTTAAACACGAACGGCATACGTATTACAAATTTCCTAAAGAGGTTAACATGCCGCTCGAAAGGTTTGCTATGAGTATGAGCCTATTGGAGCGATTAAGCAGCGGGTTAAGTGGTTCGGAAATGGAAAAGATATTAGGCGAAATGGAAAAGGCGTTAGCCGCAGGGTTATCGAACCCGAAGACCGCCGCATTAATGGGCGCTTACATTCACGTAATACGCGAACGCCAAAACACCGTTATACACCGCGATTTATTATTAAACATAGCCGCTACGTGGATTATACGCGGCGACGAAAACCCCGCAGAAATAAACCCCGATATACACCAACAAAAGTTAACCCTATTCGAGGAGCTGAGTAAAGGGGGCGCTCATGATTTTTTTTACAGCTTGGGTATCGAGCCGCTGATGCCCTTATTCAATATTTCACCGGAAGAATTACAGCAGCTTTGGGAGTACAATACGGTGCAAATACGCAAGCTAACCGACTTACTACGCCAGCTGAGCTCTCACCGCAAAGCAGGGCAACGCGAACAAGCCAGCAATTCCGCGAGCAAGTAATGAACTTAGCGGGCGGTTCTATATCGGAGTATAATGAATTAATGAGTTCAGATGTTTCGACTTATTTGCTTAAATTTGAGCAGCATTTAAAGGCTCAAAACAATGGCGGCAAAAGTTGAAATTATTTACGAAGCTGAGGCGACGAGCTTTCGCGAGGTTATTAATGAAGCTAATAAGGCTAATAGCGAATTAGAAGCGGGGGCGCAAAAGACTTCAGAAAAACTATCGAATACTTATAAAGCCGTTGGTAAGTCTATTACTAGCAATTTCGGCGGTACGCAGGTTCGTAAAACACTAGACGAACAAGCTAAAGCATTCGAACAAATAAACAAAAAAGCAACGCCGTTAACGCGAGTATTACGGGGTTTAAAGAATGAGCTAAACCAATTAGAGGAGGAGGGCAAAGCGGGAACGGCGCAGTTCAGGCAGCTAACGTTAGAGGCTGCAAGGCTCGAAGACCAAATAGGCGATACACGGGCGCGGGTTGCTAACCTTGCGAGCGATACGTTTAAATTCGATGCAGCCGTTCAGGCTACGCAGGGACTATCGGCGGGGTTCGAAATAGCGCAAGGCGCGGCGGCTTTATTCGGTAGCGAAAGCGAAGACCTTAATAAGGTAATCGCTAAAACGACAGCCGTTATGGCTATTGCTAACGGCGTGCAGCAAATTTCAAATTTATTATTAGAGGAAAGTAAATTAAAGACGTTAGTATTATCGCAAGCTACGGATATTTATGCTTCTATTGTTGGCAAATCAACGGGGGCAATGAAAACGTTTAGAATAGCTTTAGCGGCTACGGGCGTAGGTTTGTTGGTCGTTGCTATCGGTGCGCTTATAGCGAACTTCGATAAATTAAAGGATGCTATATTTGGAACGAGTAATACTACCCGCGCTTTAAAGGCTACTTTAGAAGACGTGCGCAGCGGTTTGTCTGGGGCTATTGAAGAAACGACAAAAGTAGGCACGGCGTTCGAATTAGCGCGGGCGGGTGTAATATCAAAAGAGGAAGCGTTACTAACTTATAACGAAACGTTAGGCGATGCTTTTGGCAGAACTGAAGATTTAAATGAAGCAGAAGATATATATAATAACAAAACAGCAGCATATATAAAAGCAACTGCGTTACGTACAAGGGCGCAGGCTTTATTTGCCGAAAGCGCCGCAATAAGCGCAAAGGCGGCAACCATTACAGGTGAAGAAGCCACTACAACGTTAGAGGGTATTCAAACATTTTTAAATGGGGCTTCAGCTTCAATTAATGAATTTATTTTTGGAGCAAATGATGTTATAGCACAAAGCAATCGAAAGCAAGTAAAAATTATAGAAGACAATGCTAAGACACGAGCCAAAAAAGAATTAGAAGCACAAGCGTTAGTAATAGAAAATTTAGGGAAAAGCGAATTAAAAAAAGCGGAAATAGAAGAAAATGCAGCTGGCATAAGGTCTGAAACCGAACAAAAAGTAAACGCCAAACGAGCCGAACGTACTAAAGCGGCAAACGACAAAGCAGCCGAAGCCGCAAAGAAAGCCGCCGAAGAAAGGGACGCCGCGCGCAAGAAACTAGAGGAACTCGAATTACAGGCTTTCGAAGCTACGTTAACTGAGCGCCAAAAAATATCTAACGAAGCCAATAAACAGATAATATTACTCGAAGAAACATTTAGAGCGGCTAAATTCAAAGCAGGTAGCGCCGCAGAAATACAGGCGATAAAGGAATTAGAAGCCGCAAAAGAGGATATTATTAAAAACAGAAATAAGGCGCTTGCCGACCTCGATAAACAGGAACTAGAAAAGAGCGTGCAGCGTCAATTAGAAGCCGTTAAGGTTAGCGGTAGCGCTACGCTTCAAGAACAAAAGCTATCTTTAGAAACTCAGTTAGCGCTAGA